CCGGTCGAGTGGTCGGTCGGCGGCGTGTTCGACCTGACCCCGACGACCGGCGTCGTAGCCTTCTGCGGCGACTGGGACTGCCTGCGCATCGGCATCCGGCGCGACGTCACGGTCGACCAGTCGAGCGAAGCGGTGCTGGCCGACGCGACCGGCAAGGTGCTGGTGTCGGCGTTCCAAGACGACAAGGTCATCATGCGTGTCCACATGCGTCTGGGCTGCGTGATCGGACAGCCGTTCACCACCCGCCTCAACGCAGCGGCCAAGCCGTTCTCGATGATCCCGCCAGCGCTGGTGCCTGGTGCGTTCGCCGAGGCGCAGGACGACGAGCAGCGCGAGGGCGGCCACAGTCAGCCGTCCGACCCTGACTTCGACCCTGACGCCCCGACCCCCGCCGTCTTCGAGGGCGAGGCTCCCAGCAGCGGTGGCAGCGGCAAGGGCCGCCGCAGCGGCAGCCCCAACAACCACACCGAGTAACCGATGACCGGCGGCAGCGCGGGTGCCTCCATCTCCCTGCGCTGTCGCCGGTCAACTACAACAGACCCATGACCGTCGTCGACCCACTGGCCCAGCTGTCGGACTACGAGATGTTCTTCGGCGACGTCCCGGCGGCAAACGAGCCGATGGTCGAGTTCCTGCTGATCGTGGCGTCCTCGGTCGTGGCGCAGGTGGCACCGGGCCTGCTGCCCTGGGCGACCGGCGCACCACCGGCGCAAGCGGACGGCGTGACGCCGCAGCCGGTGCCCCACCCGGCCATCCTCGTCACCTGCCAGACCACCAACACCATCGTCACCGACCCGACCGGGCGCCAGGGCAAGGTGCAGATGGAACGAGTCGGGCTCATACAGGCCCAGTTCGCTCCGGGCGGCGACGTCGAGAGCCTGCTGCCGGTGGCCTGGCGACGGCTCCTCAAGCCGTGGCGGCCGCCCGAAATGGCCTCGGTCACGCTGTCGGTGCCGCACCCGATGGAATACGGCATGGGCGGCTGGGGCTGGACCTGGTGGTTCCCGACGCTCGAAGGCGAGACACCACCCGACCCGCCCTACTACGACGGCTGGGGCGAGAACGCCACCGAGTGGCCGTGGTCCGCCTACCCGCCGGTCGCCTCGGCCGCCAGCGGTTTCTCTGACGGCTTCAACACAGGATTCTGACATGGACCTCAACGAGCTGCTGGCCCTGCTGCCCGACAACACGACCGGACAGATCAGCCCGGCCGACATGCGAACCATCGTCACCGAGCTGTACAACGACGCCAACCCGGCCTACACCAACGTCGTCAACCAGGGACCGGCCAACCTCGTCACCAACGCCACCTGGACAGCCGTGCCGGGAACCAACCCGTTCGCCTACACGAACTCCGAGGACCAGGACCTCCAGTTCTGCCTGTCGCTCAACGTCGACACCCTGGGCGCCAACAACGCCGTGCAGGTCGGGCTCGACCTGACCGGCGCGTCCACCGTGCCGGTGGGCTCCAAGCCCGAACAGGTGCTCTGGATCGGCGGCAAGCAACAGGTCCAGGCCACCGCCGAGGTGACCTTCATCCAGCACGTCGTCGCCGGGACGACCAACATGCAACTCAAGTACACCGCCCAGGGAGCCGCCACCCTGTCGGCAATGGCGGTCATCGCGGCGGTCATCTCGAACCAATGACCACGCCTCTGCGCCTCATGGTCCAGCCCGCCACGATCCGCTACTGGTCGCCCGGACCGCCCGACGAGCACAACGACCAGACCGACGTCTTCACCGACGTGGCAACAATGTGCTCGTTCCAAGAACGCTCCCGGCTCCAGACCGGCGGCGAGGCCGAAATCGGCCTGACGCTGTGGTTCGTCTTTCTCCCGCCCACCATGACCGTGCCGATGTCAGCCGACCGCATCGTCGTCAACGGGACCGAGTACAACTTTCACGGGGACGGCTGGCTGTCGGTTGACATGCGCGGCGAGCCGGACCACATCGAACTGACAGCCTGGAAGGCCGCCTGACATGGCGACCACCGAAGTCGTCATCTACCCCGACGCGGCCGCCCGTACGGTCAACAACAGCGACGCCCGCGAGTACCTGGGCCGCGTGGCCGACGAGGGCAGCAAGTTCGCCGAGAGCATCGCCCCGGTCCGGACCGGGACGTACCGCGACTCGTTCAGCTCCGACATCGTCGACGACGTCCGGCCGCAGGCTCAGGTGTCCAACGACGACCCCATCTGGCACTACCTCGAATACGGCACGATCCACAACCGCCCGTTCCGCGTGCTCAGCCAGACGGCGCAGTTCATGGGCGACAAAGTCGAACTGCGGTCATGACCACGATCCTGCTGCCCGACACCGAGCAACTGGTCATCAACGCCCTGCTGTCCATGACCGAGCTGAGCGCGTTGGGTGGCCGCATCTACAACATCACCCCCAAGCAGCGCACCTTCCCACTGGCCCGCGTGGCCCGCTTCGGCGGCGACCCGCTGTCGGGCAGCCAGCCCTACTGGCTCGACCAGCCCACCCTCCAGTTCGACGTCTGGGCGCAGGGCGGATTCGTCGAGGCGTTCACCATCGCCGAGCAGATGCGCGCCTGCGTCAGCCAGCTGCTGCCCGGCGTGTGGCCCGAGGGCATCGTGGCTATGGCGAGAACGACCGGGCTGGTGTCTACTGGAGACACGGACTTCGACCCACCCAAACCGCGTTACCGCTTCACGGCGACGCTACTGGTCCACCCGACCGGGTAGCCCTCGGTCGGCTCGAACTGGCCGGTACTCCCGGCCGGACAGGAGCAACATGGCAGACACCACCACCAAGGAACGAGGCGGCAACGGCGAACGCGAGGTCGTGTCAGAGGCCGCCTCGCTGCAAGTCGGCCAGGACCCGACCCAGCTGTTCGTCGCCGGTTCCGGCAACATCTACACCAGCCCCAAGGACACGCCGATGCCCACCTCGCCGCTGACGCTCCCGTTGGCGACGCCGTGGGTCGACCACGGCTACGCCGACGAGAATGGAGTCGAGTTCACGTTCGGCCGTACCGTCACCGACCTCAAGGCGTGGCAGAGCTTCGACACCGTGCGCCTCATCACGACGGACGCTCCCAAGACGTTCAAGTTCTCGATGATGCAGTCGACGGCGGCGAACTTGATCCTGGCATTGGGCGGCGGCTCGGTGGCCGCCAGCGGTGGCGTGTTCACGCCGCCCGACCCGACCGTCCTGAACATGGTCGCCGTCTTCATCAACGGCAACGACGGGGCGAACATCTGGGGCTTCTACTGTCCGCGTGCCCTCGTGAGCGACAACGTGCTGATCCCCTGGAAGAAGTCCGGTGAGGCCAACATCCCGCTGACGTTCTCGATCCAGGCCACGGCACCAGGAACGCCGAACTACAACTTCCTCTTTCCGGCTTCCTTCGGGACGAGCTAGTGCCGCAGGTCCTGGTTCTTACACACCAGGACGGCACGACCGAGATTGCGAAAATCGGCGCGCCGTACCTGGCGGTGCTGTTCGAGCGAACCTTCCACCGCGCCCCCGAAACCGCCGAGGACGCGGCCTGGTTGGCCTTCGTCGACCGGCACGACGACCGTCCTCCCGAGGACCAGGTCGAACTGGACACCTGGCTCAAGCCGTTCATCGCCACCGAGGTCGGCGAATGGACGCCGCCGGACCCTACGGGGGCGACGGCCAACGGCTCGACAACGGAGTCGGACAGCTTCTCGCCCGACTGACTATGGCAACCGGCTGTGCGCCCGCCGAACTGCTGGCCGGAGGACGAACGTACTTCGATGCCCTCGTCGCCGAACTCAGCGAGGAACGCCAGAACGGCTGGGACGTCAACGAACAGCTGGCGACGCTCATCGAAATCAGCTGGGCGCAGTACCGCGCCCTGCTCGCCCTGGCCGGGGCCAAACAGATACCGGCGCAGATCAAGCTGCCGCGTCCGGGCGACGCCATTCCCCGCCAACGGACCAGCGTGGCCGACCTCAAATCGTTCGTCGATAGACGTCTATCGACCGAGGGCACCCGCTGATGGCTGGCGGCACCGAGGTCGGCAAGGCATATGTATCGACCGAGCTGAACACCGACGCCCTGCAATCGCAGATGACGGGCCTGGGCGGCCTGCTGGGTTCCAAGTTCGGCCCGGTGGGACAACTGCTGGGCAACCTGCTGGGCCAGAACCTGGGCGAAAGCCTCAGCTCCAAAGCCGGAGTGGCGGGCAAGCTGGGCGAGGCGCTGGGTGCCTCGGTCAGCCAGGGCGCGGCCAAGGGCGTCGAGGACAACGCACCACAGGCCGAGCAGGCAGCCGGGAAACTGGCGGGCGTCTTCGGCGCTACCGGACCGTGGGGACTGGCCGCCGGAGCCGCCGTCGCCGGGGCCGCCGCCATCGGCGTCGGGCTCTACAAACTGGGCGGCGACTTCGAGTCCAACTACCGGACCATCGCCCGCAACACCGGCGACACCGGCAAGCAGCTGAACGACCTCAAAAAGGCGTTCAACGATGTGCTCGCCGCGACACCGGCGTCGATGGGCCAGGTCGCCACCACCATCGAGGAACTCCAGCGCTACACCGGCGCCACCAGCCCGGCCCTCGAAACGCTGTCCAAGCAGCTCATCACCGTCAGCCGCATCAGCGGGACCGACGTGGCGACCAACGTGCAAGCAGCCACCCATGCGCTCGAAAACTGGAACATTCCGACCAAGCAGGCGCCCGCCCTCATGGACGCCCTCTACACGGTCAGCCAGAAATCCGGGGCCAGCTTCGCCAGCCTGGCCGCCCAGGTCACGAAGTTCGGGCCGCAGATGCGGCTCATGGGCTTCAGCTTCACCCAGTCCGCCGCCATGATCGGCACCTTCGACAAGGCGGGCGTCAACAGCCAGCAGCTCATGATGGGCCTGGGCATGGCGGCCACCAAGCTCGCCAAGACCCGCGAAACGGCCGACCTCGCGGTCACCACCTCGCAGGCCAAGCTGACCGCCGCGGTCGCCAAGGCCGACACCACCACCGGCAAGGCCCACATCACGGCGATGACAGAAGTGACCAAGGCCCAGGATGCCGTCACGGCGGCCCAGCAGAAGGCCGCCACCCTCAACACGACGACGATTCCGCAGGCGCTGCAAAAGACCATCGGCCAGATCAAGGGCGCCCGAACCGAAACCGACGCCCTCACCGCCGCCTCGCAAATCTGGAGCGGTCGGACCGCCGTGCAGATGGTCGACGCCGTGCGCAGCGGCAAGTTCAACTTCGACGAGATGAACAAGTCGATCAAAGGCGGCCACGACAGCATCGACGCCACGGCCGCCCGCACCGCCACCCTGTCGGGTGCGATGGGCACGCTGCGCAACTCGACCGAGGTAGCCCTGCAACCAATGGCGAGCGCCGTCTGGAAGGACATCAACAAGGCGCTGATCGACCTCGCCAAGAACCTGACGCCCGTCGTCACCGCGATGGGCAAGGACCTGCCGAAGGTCATGGCCGATCTTCAACCACTGTTCTCCCTCATCAAGGGCGAGGTCACCACCGTCTTCCGCATCTGGGGCGACGAACTCAAGATCGTCATGCCACTGATGAAGGCCCTGTTCGACGCCATCTCGCTCGTGGCCGACCTGCTGACGGGCAAGTGGGGCAAGGCGTGGGACAGCCTCAAGGCGCTGGGCAACGCCGTGTTCGCCGCGCTCAAGCAGATTCCCAAGCTGCTGCTCGACCTGGTCGAGGCGCCGTTCAAGGTACTGGGCAGCGACATCGACAAGGGCATCACCGACTTCCTCAAGCGGGTGGGCGCCATCCCCGGCGACATCGTCAACGCCCTGGCCTCGCTGGCGAGCACGGTCGCGAGCCTGTTCACCCAGGCGTTCACCGGCCTCGAAGGATTTGCCAACACGGCAATGTCGAACTTCTGGACCTTCGTCAGCCATATTCCGCAGGAGGTCCTGAGCGACATCGCCTCGCTGGGGTCGGACCTGTTCGGTGCCCTGAGCGCAGGATTCCAGCAGGCGTACCAGGGCGCGGTGTCCGGCATCAGCGGGCTGTGGGGCTGGGTCGGCGGCATCACGAGCCGCATCATCGGCGGGCTCGGCAGCATCGCCACCGACGTCTACAACTGGGCCTCGGCCGGATTCGGGAATCTCCTGCAAGGTGCTCAGCAGGGTGCTTCGGCCATCTGGAACTGGGCGAGCAACCTGGGCAGCAACATCGCCAGCGGACTCGGCAACATCGGCTCGGCATTGCTCCAGTCCGGCAAGGACCTGATCCAGGGCTTCATCAACGGGATCGGGAGCATGGCCGGTTCCATCGCTTCGGCCATATCGAACCTGCTGCCCGGCCCGCTCAAGGGCATCGCGCACACGCTGGGTCTGGGCTCGCCGTCCAAGCTGTTCTACGGCTGGGCCAAAGACACGGCGCAGGGCTTCATCAACGGACTGAACGACTCCCAGAACACCGTGTCGCGTGCCTTCCAAGACGCGTTCACACCCCCCATGCCGGGTGCGGTGGGCGCAGGCGGGGCCTCCTACCCCGGCAGCAGCGGACCGGCGGTCGTCGTGCAGAACGCCCACTTCGCCGACACCCTCGACATCGAAGCCTTCATGAAGAAGGCCGCCTGGGTCGCGTCGGCCCAGAAGCTCTGATGATCGGCGCCCGCAACGCCTGGCTGGTCCTCGGATCGCTGACCCTCAACCTCGACAACCACGACGGCGGCTGGCTCTGCTCGTCGCTCGACCTCGGCCAGCCCGACCTGCGCGAGGTCAAGAACAACAAGCCGGACCAGCACGGGACCATCGACCGCACGGCCTACATGGGCGGCCGCCTCGTGACCGCCCTCATCACCTCCTGGCCCGGCGAGGCGACCGGCAGCGTGGACGACGTCATCGAAGCCTTCGCTCCCTTCCTCAACCCCGGCGCCCGGCCGGTGCTGCACGTCACGACCTACAGCAACGCGCCCGAACGAACACTGACGCTGCGCGCCAGCCAGTACTCCGGCGGACTGCCGATGACCGACCCGCGACGTCGCGACGCCCAGTTCCAGTGGGTGGCGCCAGACCCAATCCTGCGCGACACCGTCACCAAGAGCGCCGTGTCATGGTCCGGCTCAACCGGATCGGGCCGCGTCTACCCGCTGATCTTCCCCCGCTCCTACCCGACCGGCGGCGCTCAGGCCAACGGCACCATCCAGGGCGTCGGGCAGGTGCCGATCCAGCCGACGCTCGCGGTATACGGACCCATCACGACACCGAAGATCAGCTTCCGCCCGAACATCAGCTCCTCGACCTACCAGGTCTGGTTCACTCCGGGCTATCAGATTCCAGCCGGGTCCTACATCTCAGTAGACACCGTCAACCGAACGGCCACCCTGTTCCCCGGCGGCACGAACGCAATGGCGGCCATCGACTGGATCAACACCGTCTGGCCCACCCTGCCCAACAGCCCGGACTCCACGGTCATGATCCTGTCCGGCGACCCGACCGGACTGGTCACCACCGGCATCACTCAGGTGCAGGCATCCTGGCAGGACGGGTATTTGCTGTGAAAAATCTTCTGTCGGCCGAAAATGCCTCGTTTGAGGGCGGCACCGTAGGCGATTGGGGCGCGAATACGTATCAATGCACCCTGTCGAATAGCACGGTTCAGGCATCCGCGGGCGTCCGGTCGCTGGCCATGACGAAGACGGGTGCCAGCGGCGATATGTACTGCCGGATACCGAGCAACAGCCCGGCCGCACCCTCGGTGGTCGGTGGCAACGAGTACCAAGTGTCGGTCAACTACTACCCGACCGGCACCGTGACCGCCGTACAGGCCCGTTGGCAATGGTTCGACGCCGCTAACAACATCATCGGCGGCTCGACCACGACCCAAGTGCCTGCGCCGCCGAACCAATGGACGACGGTGACCAATGTTGCTGTCGCCCCTACCAATGCCGCCAAGGTTCAGATATTTCTCTACGTCGTCGGTCCGGGCGCCGCGGGCGCAACCACCTATGTAGACAACATTGTTTTTGGCCCGACGGTCGGCGCGCCGGGTGACTACCCGGTCCCGTCAGGACGTGGGCGCTGGCGCCTGACCCTGCACAACCGGACCTTCGCCCGGCCCCCGGCGACCTGGCAGAGCACGATCATCACCGAACTGCCCACGGCCTACAGCCGCAAACTCGTGCAAGCCTGGTCGAGCGCCGCCACCCTGAGCTTCAACCTCGACGGCTGGTCACCCGCCGCCGCCCTGGTCCAAGAACTGCAACACGACATCATCGCCTGGCGCTGGGACGACACCCGTGGCGTCGACGAGCCGCTGTTCCGCGGCGTCGTGGGGCAGAGCGAGGACAACCTCGACGAGCAGAGCCACACCGTCACCTTCACCGCGCACGACTACTTCGAGATGCTGAACCGGCGGTTCCTCACCACGCCGCAGAGCTGGACCACCGACCAGGACGACATCGCGAACAACCTACTGGCCTACGGGAGCTACAACGCCGTCAGCGGCAGCGGCGGCTCGTTCGCACCCGGCTCCAACACGCCGCTCATCGCCGTCAGCGTGAACCCAGACGGCAGCAGTCGGGCCTGGGCCACCGGCACCCCGACGCGGGTGCGGAACTACTTGCCGCAGCAGAACATCGGCACCGCCCTCGACGAGCTGTCCAAGGTGCAGGGCGGCTTCGACTACGACGTCGTGCCGAGCTGGCGGTTCAGCCCCGGCGGCGACAACGCCAGCGACAGCTTCCGCATCTTCTATCCACGCCAGGGCGTGACGAACCCGCTCGTGCTCAACTACCCCGGCCTCGTCGCCACCGTGAAGCGCCAGGTCGACAGCGCCAACTACGCCAACTACGAACGCGTGCTGGGCAACAACCAGTCGTCGCTCGCCTCCACGGCCCAGCTCGCCTCGGAAGCTTGGACGACCGACTCCTACGGCGTGACCGTGGGACTGTGGATGGACAACGAGAACGCCTCAGACGTCGTCGACCAGGCCACCCTCGACGACCGGCGCAACGGCTACCTCAACACAATGGCGGTGCTGCAACCGCTCTACAGCCTCACGCTGCGAGCCGGGGCCTACTACTCGGGCCTGTTCTACATGGGCGACACCGTGACCCTGGTGGTCCAATCGGGCCGCCTGAACGTCAACACCCAGGTCAGGATCATGGGCATCGAATACGACATCGGCGACGACGGCGACGAGAACATCGTCTTGACCGTGGGCCGCCCAGACACCACGCTTCTCGACATGATGGCGGCCACGTCCTCTGACGTCGAAGCGCTGGCGCGGAGGTAGCACATGACTCGATACGCCCCGCTCTGGCAGCAGGCTGGCAGCTACGCCGCCAGCCTCGACCGTTCGTTGCTCAACACCATCTGGCCGTCAGGCGGTGGCGTCGGGGCTGCGGTGACAGCGGTGGCCGGGACCATGACGGTCAGCGTGGCGCCCGGCACGGTGGTCGTGCCATTGCAGGCCGGACAGGGCTGTGCTCTGTGCCGCTGGGATGCCGCCGAGGTACCGCCGGTTCTGGCCGCAGCGCCACCGAGCGGCCAGTCCCGCATCGACGTGATCTGTGTGCAGGTGCGGGACAACGCCCTCGACTCAGGCGGCAACAACGACTTCGTGTTCGCCGTGGTCACCGGCACTCCGGCAGCATCCAACCCAGCTACGCCCGCCACGCCGGTCAACGCCTACGCCGTCGCCAACGTCACCGTGCCCGGTGCGGCGGCCAACCTGAACAGTGCGGCCATTGCAGCGAAGGTGATTCCGTTAGGCGGGTTCATCAGTGAAATCTGGCAGGTCACCTCGCAAGCGTTCCCGAACACGGCGTCGCAGGCTGTGTGGTGGGACTCGCCCCCGCCATACCCGCTCGGCTTCCCTGGTAACGGCAACATCTTCGTCTGTCCCGTCGCCGGTCGCTATCACGTCGATGCCGTCGTCACCTGGGACCGGCTCAACAGCTACACCTTGGCGAGTGTGTACAAGAACGGCAGCATGTACCGAAGGGGGCCGTCACTGACGACAACGCAAGGCACGTACGGTTCGTCCCCCGGTGCGCTCGTGTCGTGCACGCTCGTCTGCGCCGCAGGTGACACGCTGCAGATTCAAGCGCTGACGGCAGCCGCCGCCAACACCGATGCGGTCAACCAACAACGCACCTGGGCGACGTTCGCCTACCTCGGACCATAGAAAGGGAAACAACATGACCGAACCTGGACCTGGACCACTGAACCCGCCCGCCGAGCCTCGGCCCGAGGCACCGCCCGATCCCGTACCAGAGCCCGAGGACGAGCCGTCGCACGAGCCGGTCGCCGAGCCGGAGCAGCCCGTGGAGCCTGATGCTCCGGCGTGACTGGATCGGCTCGCCGAACTACTCGAACCGCAACAGCACGGTACGCCTCATCGTCCTGCACACCGCCGAGGGCGCGCTGACGTACCAGTCGCTGGGCGCGTTCTTCGCCAACCCGGCCAGCGGCGTGTCCAGCCACGTCGGCATCGACGACACGCCGGGCGTGATCGGCGAATACGTCCAGCCGGACCGCAAAGCCTGGACCCAGGCCGAAGCCAACCCCTACAGCGTGGCCGCCGAACTTTGCGCCTTCGCGTCCTGGGACACCGCGACCTGGCACCAGCATCAGACCATGCTCGAAAACACGGCCGCCTGGGTCCGCGAGGAAGCTACCCGCTTCGGCATCCCGCTCGTGCTGCTCAACGCCGCCGAGGCCCAGACCGGAGCACACGGCGTCTGCCAGCACGCCGACCTCGGCACGCTCGGCGGCAACCACTGGGACTGCGGGCCGGGCTTCCCCATCAACGAGGTCATGGCAATGGCGGGCGGCATCATCACCCAGCCGGACCAGCCGCACAAGAAAGGCAGGAACATGATCGCAAGCACCGAATCCGGCCAGGGCTACTGGACGGTCACCAGCGACGGTGCCATCGGGGCGTTCGGCGACGCCGAGTACCACGGCGGGGCCTTCGACTTCGACGAGAGCCTGCCCGGCCGCCAGCCAATGGCACCGGGCACCGAAATCATCGGCATCGCGGGCAAGGACAACGACGGATACTGGCTCTACGCCTCAGACGGCGGCGTCTTCACGTTCGGCTCGGCGCAGTTCTACGGGCGGCCCGACCGGGCCTGACGGCCGTGCATGAGCGACGGCGACATCATCGCCATCGTCACCGGGGTCGCCGCCCTCATCTCAGCCGTGGCAGGCGTCATCCTGGCCGTCCGTGCCGCCCGCTCTAAGGAACGAGCCGCCGCAGCCGACGAGGTCGGACAACTGACCGCCATGCTCGAAACCGAACGTCACGACCGCATCGCCGCCGAGCTGGACCGCCACCAGCTCCGGCTCAGGCTGGCCGAGAACGGCATCGACCCCGACAGCGACGATGCGTAGCGCCACCATCGCGTTCATCATCGCCGTCGCCTTCGCCACCATCTGCGTGCTCGCGCTCATCCTGCCCGGCGAAGCCACGACGTCGGTGCCCGGCCCTCAAGGCGAGCAGGGACCGGCCGGGCCGCCCGGACCCGCCGGGCCATCGGCCTCGACGACGACAGCCACAACGGCCGCCGGGGCGACCGGCGCCGAGGGCGGGGCGACCGGAGCGGTCGGCAAGACCGGGCCGACCGGCAGCGCAGGCTCGACCGGCAGCGCGGGCACTACCGGGGCCACCGGGGCCACCGGAGCCACAGGAACCGGCACCACCGGCCCGGCAGGACCACCAGGAGTCGCCGGAGCGAACGGAACGAACGGAACGAACGGAACGACCGGCAACACCGGCGCAGCTGGCGCGACCGGCAGCGCCGGGGCAAAAGGCGCAACAGGAGCGACCGGAACAGCCGGAGCGACCGGCCCGCCAGGACCACCCGGTGCGACAGGGGCGACCGGCGCGCAGGGTGCCCAGGGACCGCCGGGGCCGCTGTGCCCGCCCGGCTTCAAGCAGAACCTCATCACCGTCAACGGGCCGGGTGGCGGGCAGACCATCCTCACCTGCATTCCGGGCGGATAGACGTCTATCAACTAGCCTCGCCCGCGGCAGGCTGGCGGCGCCCGAACCCACACTCCCCCGTGTACCCCTTCGGTGCTGCCGTCGCCTGTCCAGCGCGTGTCTACTGCGCCCATCCAGGCGCCCGGAAACGGGCGGGGTGGATGGTTATGAGTCCGGACAGAGCAAAACGGGCAGCCGGTCCGAAGGACTCACTACGACCCGACTGCCCGCTCGCCCTGCTTAGCCCGTGATC